TATTTGTCTTCAACTATGAGTTCATAGGATCTAGCATCAGCAAATTCCTTCAGATACTTAAACAATCCACCGTATATAACCTTTTTTCTAAGATCGTACAGTCGTATCTTGCCATCCCACATTCTATTCTTATATGAAGGCATAAACTTATAACCAGGAACGTAGAAGCAAAAGTGTTCTGACAACTCCATCTCTATCCCGGGTTCAGTTACCACACTTAAAAATACTTCGTTCTTTTTCTTAACGATTAATTTTTCCATTACATTCCGCTTGTAAATTTGTTCCATTCAATAATATTTTTAATTGTTTGGTGTCTCCACTTAACGTTATCTAGTATTTCCTTTAACGTATCAACTAACTCTTGCGTGTAATGCATCTTTGCTTGGTGCTCTTGTATCAATGGATCTGCATCATACCATTTATCCATATCGCCTTTTAGCACAGTTAAACCGTTGAGAGGATCATATCCCCATCCCCTTTTGTCCATTTCGTCTTGGCTTAACTTACCGTTATAGTGCATAAATTTATCACGTAGTAATACCTTAAATTCAAGATCTAATCTTTTAAATCTAAGTTTGTTTACGGAGTATAGTTCTAAGTACTTCGAATGAAGTTTTGCTGAGTCTCTGGCGGATTGGTCTAATTGAAGTTCGTCAATAATAGAATCTTTTTTCCACATCTCAAGTATTGTTTCTAGGTTATTCATAATGTATCCAGTAATGTATATTGTAATGTATATTAGAATATGCATTCTACTACACATTCTAATATATATTTATTTATAAGGTATAGAGAGGTACTTAAAAGGCCTTCTCTATTACAAGTTGGTTATTAATCACCACTAGCGTAGTCCCTATATTCATAGTATTAAGTAATGTTTTTCGCGACATTGAGTCTGATTCGACTCTAAGCGCAGCATATATTAACAGATTAGACAATAGTTTAACTCCTACAATTCTCCCGGCCGAGGGGGCCTTCCCATAAATAGGATTAACTTCCTCTAGACACTCGGTAAGAGGCTTATCACTAGTACACTTTAATCCGTTATAAGTTTGCAGCGAGTCTACCGTTTGCAAGGCTAAAAAGTATTTATATCTGACCTGTTCCTGTTCTGTCCAATCATTATATCCAGTACCAGCACAACCACTAAGAAAAACTAATAAAAGGAGAGTTAAACTATTTCTCATAAGTACTTTACTCTTAACTATTTTATTTCAAAATAAGTGTATTTCAGTGTTACGTCAGCTTGTAAATATTCAACGTCAGTTTGTTGTGTTGAGAATTCAACAGCGGATAGATTGGTAGGGAAACAATCAGTAAATGTTATTTCCTTAGTGACATTGTTATGACTGCTTAATATAGAAAGGGTTGCGTCTGATTTAAACTTCTCCCCATGTTGTATTATATTATGCATCCAGTTAAACATCTCAATATAATTTTCCATATTCTCAGTAACGTTAAACCTAATAGCTAAATCGCCAAAATTAATTCTGTCACCTGTAAATGCAAGGTTTGATCCTTTATAAGGTGATGGAACTTCTCCTAAAGACAAGTCGGGCATAGTTACCGATGTACAGAAATATTCAACGTTAGAATATTGAGTAGAATCGATTTTAAATTGAAACCCCGTAGGGCTCAAAAAGTTCTTATTTGTAGTAGTCATATATCTATTTATACCAATCTAAATGCTGAGTGTTAATTATTTATCGTTAACAAACTCGTTAAGCTGTTTAGCTACAGATATTACTTCCTCTGCAGATATCAACTTTAAAGGATAATCCCTTTTATTATTAGGATTATTATCGTTGTGCATATACACCGCGTCAACTTCCCTGTTAATATTTTGCTCTAATAGACCCTGAGCCTGGTTTAGTAAGTCAGCTCTGATTTCAAAGCCTGATTTTCCGTTTGACATATTACCTCCGTGTGTGTGTCGTGTAACATCATGTTACATATCTATTTATACGCATAAAAAAAGGGATCCCGAAGGATCCCTTTAAACTGTAACCTAATTAAAGATTAGCTGTTTTGCATAATTCCATCAACTCTAAAGATTCTAAAGTAAGGATTAGCTCTATCAGTACCAGTTGTACCATCTGTTGCTACGAATGGGTTAGCAACCATACCATATCTAGTTTTGAAACCGATTCTTGGTTGGAAGTCATTCTCGCCGATCGCTTTAACCATAGTTAAAGGAACGTATGGGCAATAGAATAGACCTGCGTCGTATGGAGTATTACCTCTATAACCGACACATACGTAGTCAGGATTAGTACCAGCAGCATATGGATCTACATATACTTTAAACTTACCATTAAGAACACCAGCAAAAGTATTACCAGTATCATCAACATTCAAGTTAGTAGCAAGTGCAGGACTGTAGTCAAGCATTCCAGAAGCAGCTAAAATTGAAGCAACATCAGAAGAACAGATTACATAGTTACCTTTTCCTCTTCTTGTAGCTTTAGCAATTACGTTTGCTTCTCTTTCGATTTGAACAATCAAACCTTTTGCTTTTTCAGCTAACCAACGGCCATCTGAATCAGTATGCAAGTTAAAGATACCTTTAACAGCAACACTTGATTGCAAAGCACCTAGAGTAGCTTTACGGTTTACAGTTCTAACGATCTCTCTGTTGATTTCCGCAAGGATTTCAGAAGAAAGGATGTTAGCTAGTTCGCCTTCAGCATCTAGACCGTGCACAGCTTTAAGATCTTGTGCAAGTTCCATTGTGTACTCAGCTTTAAGAGCTCTTGACTTAGCAGTAACAGTAGCTTTGTCGATTGAGAATGCCATCTCACCGAAAGAACCGTCACCAGATTCGCCAACACCTAATCTTTCAGATTGAGTAGTTGTAAGACCACCAGCGACATCAGAAACGATCTCACCAGAAGTTTCACCAGTTGCTAATGAATTATCTCCATCATCAACAGCGGCTTCAAGACCAGAAGGTCCAGCTTCTTGAGTAACAGAACTGTCACCAGAGAACGATGCGTTAGCTTCGTCATGTAGTGCTTCAGTACCACCCTGTGTGCTATATCTTGACTTCATAGCAAAGATAAGACCAGTAGGTCCAGTCATTGGTTGTACACCAGCGATATCATAAGCGATAAGATTTGGCATTGCTCTTCTTACGAGAGAGATCAATACTGGATCGAATCCTTTGATGTTACCGGCTGTAGTACCCATACCAGCTCCAACTGCGTTAGCGGCTGCTGCTTCACCAAGGAAGTTTCCTTGAACTGAAAGAGCATCTTCACGAGCTGAAATTTCTTGGTTCTCTAACAATCTAGCAGTCACTGCTGCTTTATGATTGTCTTGAATTGATGGAACATCGGCGTGCTCGAGAACCGGAGCCCACTTTTCCATTAAGTTTTTGTCTGCGTTAAACATTTTTAGTTTCCCCTATTAGACTATTTATTAAATTTTGAAATAGCAGATGTGTATCTAGCCATAACATCACTGATATCGGCATTTACCGAGTCAGTACCAACCAATTTTTGAGCGTCATCTTCTGATTCTTGAGCTTCAGATCTGAAGTATGATTCTTTGATTACATTTACTTTCATTTCGAAAGTATCTGCATCATCAAAATCAATATCTTCTACCAAAGATGCAAGCTTTTCAGCTTCAGTTAATGCTAGCCCAGAAGAAGCCTTTCTTACTATCTCAGCTCTTTCCAATCCGGAAACAGACTCAGTCAGCTTGATATTCTCTTCTGTTGATTTATTTAAAGATTCTTCCAGTTCAGCGACTTGTTCGGCGAGTTCGTCGACCATGTCTACCTTACCTTCTGGAACCTCAATATAATGTTCTTTGAACACTGATTGTAAAGAAGACATAAAGTCCTCAGCAATTTCAGTCCTAAGACCTGTAGTTACTGCAACTTCGTTATCCGACATCCAGTTAGAAACCACATAGTTAAGGTAAGAATCTACCTTTTCTACTAGTTCTGACTTGATTTCAGTTACTTCTTCTTCAAGGTTTGCGACGTACTCAGATTCTAATCTGTCAATCTCTGCACCTACTTTAGTTTTTAAAGCAGCTTCAAAAATTATTCCAGCTTTCGCTTGGAACCCGTCAGATAGAGTAGCTTCTTCAGCAACTAGTGATTCTAAATCTTCAGAGTAATCAATATGGTCGACATTTACGTCTTCCTTAACTGGCTTCTCTTCATCTTCATCTTCAACTTCGTCACTTTCCATAGCTTTCATGCAGCTTGCATAAATCTTCTGTGCGTCTAGTTTATTTGATTTCTTCAACATATCATTTACTGATGCCATTAAAGCAGCTTTAGTTTTAGGCATTTCGACTACAGGTTTTTTGTCTTCGTCGTCTTCATCATCTTCAGACTCCTTAACTTCTTCTTCGTCTTCGTCGTCTTCTTCAGACTCCTTAACTTCCTCTTCGTCTTCATCCTTTTCTTCAGCTTTTCTTTTGACCTGAGCTTCTACGATTTCTTCGTCTTGAACTTGTTCGTCTTCAACGAGCTCCTCGTTAGTAAGCTCTTCAACTTCTGATACGTCTTCGACTAAATCATTTTTCAGATCGGAAGAGCGT